AGTTTGCTTAGTAGTAAACAGGTAGAATCATGAGTCCATTATTTCGTGGCCCAAGTGGTATAGGAATATTTTTAGCAGCAACTCCTACTCCTGTAGCACCTACTCCTGTAGCACCTACTCCTGTAGAACCTACTCCTGTAGCACCTACTCCTGTAGCACCTACTCCTGTAGCACCTACTCCTGTAGCACCTACTCCTGTAGCACCTACTCCTGTAGAACCTACTCCTGTAGCACCTACTCCTGTAACACCAACACCAGAGGTTACAATTTATGATATTTATGTAACATGTAACGGATCAACGACTGCTTATTCAGGCGCTTATGGAACACCTCCTACAGGATCAGGAATTACAAACATTACAGGAACAACTACAATATCAAACTTGTCAAGTGCTGAAATTGTTACTTTATTGGGAATTCCTGCAGCATGTGTACCAACACCAACACCAACACCTGTTACTTGGTACATCTCTGGTTGCGTTAATGGAAGTCCTGTTTATGGAGAAGGTCCAACATCAGGAAGAGCCCTTGATAATCTTCTAGAAGTTCACCCAACTGCAACCAATATTACTGCAGCAAGTTCTTCAGGATATCCATCAGTAACTTGTACAACACCTACTCCAACACCTGTTGCAACAACTTGGTATATCTCTGGTTGTGTTGGTGGAACTACGGTTACTGACACAGGAGCAACATCAGGACAGGCATTAGATAATTTATTAGCAACATATCCAACTGCAACCAATATTACTGCAGCAAGTTCTTCAGGATATCCATCAGTAACTTGTACAACACCTACTCCAACACCTGTTGCAACAACTTGGTATATCTCTGGTTGTGTTGGTGGAACTACGGTTACTGACACAGGAGCAACATCAGGACAGGCATTAGATAATTTATTAGCAACATATCCAACTGCAACCAATATTACTGCAGCAAGTTCTTCAGGATATCCATCAGTAACTTGTACAACACCTACACCAACTGCACCAGTTGCACCAGTTGCACCAGTTGCACCAGTTGCACCAACATGTGTACCAACCTGGACAACAACAACAACTTACGGTGAGTGGGGTCCTTGGGGTGCTTGTGTAAGAGTTGGTGGCCCAGATGAATATGCACAAACAAGAACTAGATCGTATACTATAACAGAAACTGCAAGTGGATGTTCTCCAAACCCAGCCCCAATTGTTACAACAGGAACAGATTCGGACACACAAGACTGTACGCCTCCAGCAACAGGACCATTCTTCCCACCGTTCTTCCCACCGTTCTTCCCACCGTTCTTCCCACCATCATTCTGTCCGTTCTTCCCACCAGTATTCTGTCCATTCTTCCCACCAGTATTCTGTCCATTCTTCCCACCAGTATTTACCCCAACTCCAACTGAACCAACACCAGTTGCACCAATTGATGGATGTGTACAGGGTGATGTTCTTGTAAGAACAACTAGTGGATATGTTAAAGCAAGAGATTTGTTTATAGGACAAAGTCTAGTATCCTACAGTTTCAATGAATTACCAGATAACTCATCTGTTGATTTTGCTGAGACATGGGTATCTGATACTCTAACTGGATCATCAGTTGTTGAAACAACTATTAGTGCAATTAAGGCAAGAGATGTTGCAACTACTGTAATGTTTAATGGTAGTAAGCAAAGAAGATTCTCTCTAGAGCACTTAATGCTAGTTAAGAGAGATGGAGTATACGCATTTATTCAGGCTGGTGTAATTAAACTTGGCGACTATTTAGTTTATGACATAAATAATCAAGCAACAGATGTACTTGTTGAAGTATTGGGTTATGTTGATGAAACAACAGATGTTTATGACATCACTGTAAATCCTTATTCACTCTTTATTGCAGGAGATCTAATCTCTCATAATAAGAAGGGTGTCTTCCAAGGCCTAACACAAAGAGATTCAGAATAAAATGAACGAAGTAAATCCTTTACACATGCTTAATTTAAAAAATTATGTAAAGGAATCAGATCTCTCTAATCAAAGATTTAATATATGCAAACAATGTCCAGAACTAATAAAATTAACAAAACAATGTAAAAAATGTGGATGTTTTATGAAAGCAAAAGTAATGTTAGAAGCAGCATCGTGTCCGTTAGGAAAATGGTAATGATAAAAGAAGAAATTGCTCCAGGAATTGTTGTATATGATAATGTAATTCCAGATAATGTTTTTTTATATAAAGAAATTCAAAAATTGATGATGGATTCTAAATGGATTACACCTAAATGGTCTTATGCAGAAGTTGAAGATTTAGAAAAAATAACTTCTTTAAAATTAAACAGGTTGTTCTTTGATCATTTTGATCCAATAGAGAAAGACTATAAAGAGTATTATAAGATATTTCCTGAATGGCATGACGTATACGGAATAATGAAATATAGTCCAGGACAAGGTTTTATTAATCATGTAGATGACGGAACCGAATATCATAGAAGAGTTTCAGTTGTATATTATTTAAATGATGATTATATTGGTGGAGAAATAAACTTTCCAAGATTTAATATTAAACTTAAACCAAAAACTAATCAAATAATTATATTTCCATCTATATATGTTTATAATCACTCAGTATCCCCAATTATTGAAGGCGATAAATATGCAGTAGTTAGTTTTCTACGATGAAAGCGCCATATTTATTAAAAACCGTTCTTCCAGAAAAAGAACATAAGGAATTACAAGATCTAGCAATGCATCTTTGGTCAACAGATAAAAGTACATTTGACGAAGGTTTTGGTAGACATCAATGGGCAATTTGGGACGGAACACATAGAGAAAATATAATACCACTTAGAAAATTTCATCAGATGCTTCTACCACTGGCAAAAGAAGAATTTGAATCAGAAACATTACTTCCTTCCTGGTGTTTATTAAGTATCTATGAAGGAGAAAAGGCTAGACTTTGGAAACATGTTGATGATAATGCTTGTACATACCATATGAATTATACAATTTTTCATAAAACACCTTGGGATTTTTATGTTGAAGGAATAAAGTTTCAACCAGAAGAAAATGATATGGTTATTTCATACGGGAATGATCAACAACACTGGAGAGAGGAATTCCCTGACCCAAAGAATAACCTAGTTGCAAATGCTTTTTTCTTTTATGTAGAGCCAGATCATTGGTTTTTTACAAAAGGCCCACAACATTTATATACTGGAATAAGAAATAAGGGATGAAAAAAATATTAGTTAGTGTTGTCAATTATTGTGACCCAGAGTTTTATTCTACAATGTTTTCTTTGTGGCATCAGGCAAAAAATAAAGAGGATCTGTATTTTTCTATAGTTTCAGAAGATAATACTAAATATGATTTATCTTTTATACCAAAAGAACAGTTATTATATAGGCACTTTGATCTTTCAGAGTATAGGGGTGGTGTCTGTTGGGCTAGAAACTTGGCAACTCAAGTTAATGTAGATTATAACTATTTTATACAGTTTGATTCACACACCTATGCAGCACCAGAATGGGATAGGTTTGCTGTTGAAAGATATGAAAAATTAAATATTAATAATGAAAAATTTATTATTGCATATGCCCCAGCAGAGTATAAAATAATGTCAGACGGGTCAATTAATTTTGTTACAGACTGTAAAGTATCACTGTATGGATTTTTATTTAATAATTTAGTTCCAGGATTTCAGTTTCCAGGATACAGGGTTTTAGAAATAGAGGAAATAGTTCGTTCGTATTGGGCTACATGTTGTTACCTTTTTGCACCCAAGCAATGGATTGATGAAGTTGGTATTAGCGGTAAAGAATCATTCAATACTGAAGAGTTTGCTTTATCTTTAAGAACTTATGCAAAAGATTGGAAAATTTACTCTATTGGCACAAGGGATGTTTTTCACAATCAGTCGCATGGACAGGCAAATGGATCTGTAACAAGAGAAACGCTTAGGCCTTGGGCAGACGGCAGAAAAGAACACTACTGGAGCCATGTTGAAGAATCAACTAATAGACTGTCTATGCTAATGTCTGGTCAATTAGAAATTCCAAAAGAAAAAGTTTACAATTTTCTTAAAGAGTCTGGTATAGACACAAAATACACAGACTTTATTCCAAACTACAGTTCACATGTTGTAGTTGAGCCTAGGGCACTTGGCATGCCACCAAGAAGGAATTAGCGAGGAAACTTAGCCATCCATTCCTTAGTCTTTGGAGTGATGCCTTTCCAAGAAGACCAGTCGTCCCCACCCTTTGTCATGTAGTATGCAATTTCAGCATTCTTGACGGGATTAAATAATTCAGCGTTAGAGTCAAGATCAAACTTGTCCCTACGATCAGGACCAAGTGTATCAATCATATTAATTTGGAACATACCATAAGACGAATCCCCAGTCTTGTGATTGCCATTAAAGGCCAATGGTCGTCCATTAGATTCTTTCTTTGCTACTGCCCAAGCCACAACAAGGTCTTTACCCTTGAAGCCAACTAGGGAAAGCAGTTCCTTTAGTTCTAAATCTGTTAGAGAAACCTTATTTTCAAAACTCTCTAACTTTTTTGCTTTAGAAACCAAAAAAACCTCTTTCGAGGTGGTTTCCGATGTCTGAGCCTGTTTCAGGCTAAGGTTATTCTTAGTATCAAAATCTGAAATAGCATTAGCAGAATTAGACATAACTGTTACTAGTGCTACGATACTGAGTGTGCTAATGATCTCTTTGTTTCTTTCGATAAATTTAATCATAGTTTCCTCCTTAGAAAACAACAACACCTTGGTAGGTGTTACTTACTAGTATAACATAAAAATTTGTCAAAAGTCAACTTTAGAGGGTGGTATAATAGAAATTATGGCGCAATCATCATCTAATTATCCTACTATGAAATATCCTATTGCTTCTGATCCCGTGAACGTACACGGAGACTTTAAAGTATTAGTTGATGCTTTAAATGATATTTTGCCTCCACTAGGCTATGGCGCAGCATATCTTGATGCTAGAAATACTACAGGAGCAGCAATTGATACTGGTACACCAGTTTTTATTAGCGGAAGTCTTAGTGGAAAATCATTAATAGAAAAATATAATCCATCAAGTGTATCTCACAATCCAGATATTCCAATATTAGGGTTAGTAAAAAGCAGTATTGCAAATAATACAAATGGGCTTGTAATTGTTTCTGGTGTTTTAGAAATGAATACAACAGGTCTTGGTCTTCCTGGCACAAGGGTTTATGTTGATGAAAGTGGAACACTTGTTTCAACCCGTCCAAGTACAGGACCAGCAAGATATGTAGCCGTTGTTGCCATTCAGTCAGTTAGCGGTATGTTAATAGTTCAAACAAAAGGAAACGGCACTTGGGGCGCTCTCAAAGACGGCCTGTCGTGATATAATAAACTATGGCAACTTTAAGAGGATCTCAAACATCATACGATATTGGCAATGCACCGCCAACAGTTATTTGGACTGTAGTTCGTGGAGATACTTCTGGGTTTAAGGTTTATGTAACAGATGATGCTAAAGTTCCTTTGATCCTAAAAGGCGCGGGATCTGAATGGGATATTGCTATGAAGATTAAAAGACCTACTTCAACCCCTGGAATTATTACAGATGCTGCGACACTAGTTTTAAATTTATATCCAGTTGCAGATGAAGATGACCTAGTTGGAGAGTTTACAGTTTGGCTAACAGCAGCAGAGTCAGTACAACTTCAAACAGGAGACATCTTTGACATTCAAGTGTCAGACCCTACAAGAGTTTGGACGGTTGCTCAGGGTAGCCTAAAAATTCTTGAAGATGTAACAGATTAATGGCCACAGCATTAATACTTGATAAACTTAACGGCAAAACAAAACAAATTTTTCCTATTGACTATCCATTAATTCAGGTAGAAGACTTTACAAGAAACACTTTGATTACAGATATACTTCCTTTTAGAGTTAAGTTTTCAGCCATTCAGATTGTGGCTATTGGTTTAGGTAATACTCCAGCAATCCCACTACAGGTTATTGGCTACAGCAACTATATTCTCTAATTAGATAATTAAAAGGGTGATATAATTACCACATGGCTAAAATATCAATTTCAGATGTAAAAGGTTTATTCCAAACAGGTGATAGACCAACTCAAGAAAATTACGTAGACTTAATTGATACCGCTTCAGCCCAAGCAACAGATTTGGGATCAAAGGGTAACAACGAAAATGAAGTCAACGGCATTGAAAATGTAACTGTCATTGATAACTTTGATGCTACAGTTTGGCGCATGGTCAAGTATATTATTTCAATATCAAAGACCTCTGCAGGGGACAACAAGTTCTATGCAACTGAATTAACAATTCTTGTTGACGGTACAAATGTATCAGTCAGCGAGTACGGCACTATCGACAATGATGGGAATATTGGCACCATTGATGTCTCTCGCACTGGAAATACCGTGGCTATTACAGTCACTCCAGATCCTGCGATCAAGCCAGTCACAGTTCGTTACGCACGAATTGGACTTAAGGCGTAATAAAAGGAGATATAAAAAATGGCAACAGTAAATAAAGATTTTAAAATTAAGAGTGGTTTAATCGTTGAAGGTACAACAGCGACAGTTAACGGTTTTGACGTTCTTACAAAGAAAACAGCAGATCAAAATTATATTATTGATCTTATTGGTGGTACAGCAACATCTGCTAACACAGCAAACACAGTTGTAAAGCGTGATGCTAATGGAGATTTTGCTGCTGGTGATATTACAGCAGACTTGATTGGTAACGTAACTGGAACAGTTTCTTCACTTTCAAACCATGACACTGCAGACCTTGCAGAAAATGCAACAAATAAGTATTTTACAAACCAGAGAGCGATTGATGCTAACACTGGTCTTTGGGATACAGTTGGAGCAGCAGCAACAGCACAATCAAACGCTGAAGATTACACAGATGCTCGTGAAGGATTAATTACAACTGCTTATGAAGCATACGCTGACCAAGCAGAAGTAGATGCTAAGGCTTACACAGATACTCGTGAAGGATTAATTACAACTGCTTATGAAGCATACGCTGACCAAGCAGAAGTAGATGCTAAGGCTTACACAGATACTCGTGAAGGATTAATTACAACTGCTTATGAATCATACGCAGACACAGCAGAGGCTGATGCAAAGTCTTATGCTGATGGAATTGTTGGTACAGTAGCAGGAGATCTTTCAACACACGAATTAGACACTTCAGCACACGGAGTAACTGGTAATGTTGTTGGTACAACAGATACACAGACACTTTCTAATAAGACACTTGGTAGCGATCTTGCTGCTGGTGGTTACAAGGTATCTGGTCTTCTAAATCCTTCAGCAAACCAAGATGCAGCAACAAAGTCATACGTTGATACAGCAGTTGCAGACTTAATTAACGGAGCACCAGAACTGCTAGACACTCTTAATGAGTTGGCCCAAGCAATTGGTGATGACGAAGACTTTATTACAACAGTTACAACATCAATTGGAGAAAAGGTAGCAAAGGCTGGCGACAGCATGAGCGGAAACCTTGACTTTGGTGGAACAAATAAGGTTACAAGCCTTGGAGCACCAACATCTTCAACTGATGCAGCAAATAAGGGTTATGTAGATGGAGAAATTACAACTGCTCTTACAACAGCACAGGGTTATGCTAATACAGCAGAATCTGATGCAAATTCTTACACAGATGGCCGTGAGACAGCAATAACAACTGCTTATGAGTCATATGCTGATGATGCAGAGCAAGATGCTAAGGACTATGCAGATGACTTGATCAATGATGCATCAAACCTTTCAACAGAGGTTTGGTCAGCATATAAGACAGCAACAGAAATTAGTATTGCACAGCAAGCAGCAACTGATGTAGCAAACAGCCTTATAACAGACGATGTAGCAGAAGGTTCAGCAAACCTCTACTTCACAAACCAGCGAGCAATTGACGCTGTTGGTGGAACAATTGAAGATCAGATTGATCTTATTGACACAGATGATATTGAAGAGGGCTCAACAAACCTTTACTTTACAGATGCTCGTGCCAAGACTTCAGCAGCAGCCCTTTTGACTGGTGCAACACTAACAAATATTACAATCTCAGGCACAGGTTCAGGACTTACTATTACCGCAGAAAACGGTGTAGCAGATTCTGATACTAATGATCTTGCAGAAGGAACAGACAATACTGGTGCTGGTGGAGCAAATAACCTTTACTTCACAGCACAAAGAGCAGTAGACGCTCTTGAAGCAGTTGTTCCAAACTTCACAGCAGTTGAGTTAAACTCAGTTGCTAAGCAGGTTGCAGCAACACTTTCAGCACCTACAGCAGGAATTCAAGTAGCACACGCCTTCGCAAAGGCTGACTACCGTTCAGCAGAATACCTTGTAAAGGTTGCCTACGGAACACATACTGAAATATCAAAGGTCCTTTTGACACTTGACTCTTCAGATAACATTGCAATCACTGAATACGGAATTGTTGGAACAAATGGCTCAGCGTCATCAATTTCAGCAGGTATTTCAGGAGCAAACGTACAACTACAGGTAACAACCGCTAACAATGACTCAACAGTTACTGTTATGGGAACACTTCTAGTTTAATAAAAAATAAAAATAGTTGGAAGAAGGAGTAGTAAATGGCAATAGTCGATAAAGACTTCAAGGTCAAGAATGGATTAGTCGTAGCAAACGGCGGTACATTCGGAGGCGCAGTAACAGTAGGAACTCCTACTATCAATGCCCACGCAGCAACCAAGGAGTATGTCGATAGTCGTTCAATGGCCGTAGGCTCTACTGCTCCCTCTTCACCAACTAATGGAACAATGTGGTTAGACACTGCAACAAACAGAGTTAATTTCTATTATGATGGAGCATGGTATACCCAGGCCACTATTGATGATACAAATAATTTACCACAACATATTCACGATACCGCAATTGATGGAACTGGTTTCATAGTATCCCAGTTCTATGAAGGTGGATCATTCAATAGCCCATTGGGTGTAGGTTTGGATGCAGGCAGCCCCTCTTCAACAGAGTGGACAGTTGTATTCGATGGCGGTAGTGTAGTAGATAACTTCAATTAAAAATTGGGTGTTATAATAAGATAAGTTAATGGGCAGCCCCCATAAAGGAGAAATAAAATATGGCAACAAGAATGCAACAGCGCAGAGGAACAGCAGCGCAATGGACGGCTGCAAACCCAACTTTGGCAGCAGGAGAAATTGGTTTTGAAACCGACACAGTTAAATTTAAAGTAGGTAACGGTTCTTCTGCATGGGCATCCCTCAAGTACTTTACAGATGCAGAGTCAATCTTGGGTGGTCTTTCTGGAATTGATTTACCAGCAACTCTTGATACACTTAATGAATTAGCAGCAGCCATGGGAGACAACCCAGCATTCTTAACAACAATAGCAACAAACTTGACAAACCATGCTACAGACACAACTGATATCCATGGTATTACAAATACAGCAGATTTAGTAACAACAACAATTCTTTCAAACCATAATACAGATACATCAAATGTTCATGGTATTACAGACACGCTAGTTCTTGCAACACTATCAGGAACACAAACATTAACTAACAAAACTTTTGTAACTCCTTTAGGAATAACAGCGTCAGATGTTGGCTTAGGATCAGTTAACAATACAACAGATGCTAATAAGCCAGTTTCAACAGCAACTCAAACAGCCCTTGATTTTAAGGCAAACCTTGATTCACCAACATTTATTGGTACAGTAAATCTTCCATCAGGAACAGTTACAAGTGGAATGATTGCTGAAGGAACTATTGTGACAGCAGACATTGCCGATACAGCAGTTACAGCAGGAAAAATTGGAGCAGAAGCAGTAACTACTGCAAAAATTGCAGATCAAGCAGTTACAAATGCTAAAATTGCAACTGGTGCAGTTACAAAAGATATGGTTGGACTTGCAGATGCAGATAATACTTCTGATGCAAATAAGCCAATATCTAGTGATACTCAAACAGCACTTGATCTAAAGTCACCACTTGCTTCACCTACATTTACAGGTACAGTTTCTGGTATTACAAAGGCAATGGTTGATCTTGGAAACGTAGACAACACATCTGATGTTAACAAGCCAGTTTCAACTGCTGCACAAGCAGCACTTGATCTAAAGGCAAATCTTGCTTCTCCAACATTTACAGGAACAGTAACTCTACCAACTGGAACAGTTACTTCAGGAATGATCCTTGATGGAGCAATCGTAAACGCAGACATTAATGAGTCTGCAGCAATTGCACAATCAAAGATTTCAGGACTTACTGACGACCTATCTTCTAAGTTAGCGCTTGCTGGCGGTACAATGACAGGAGCACTTACACTTTCTGCAGATCCATCATCATCACTACATGCAGCAACTAAGCAGTATGTTGATAATACAGCATCAGGAGTTATTGCAAAGCCACAGGTTCTTGGAGCAACAACAGCAAATATTGATGCTACATACAATAATGGTACAGCAGGTGTAGGAGCAACTCTTACACATAACACCAATGGAGCATTTCCTGCAGAATCAGGTGGCGCATCAGGTTGGGCACTTTACAAGGGTATTCTTGTAAAGAATCAAACCAATAAGGCTCAAAATGGTAGATACTATGTTTCAGACATGGGATCTGCATCAACACCATATGTTCTTACTCGTTGTACATATTGTGATGAAGCATCAGAGATTCCAGGCGCATACATATTCGTACAAGATGGAACAAACGCTGGAACAGGATGGATTCAGGTAGTTGCAGACCCTGCAACATTTGTTGTTGGAACGGATAACATTGATGTATTCCAGTTCTCAGGTTCAGGAACAATTACAGCAGGAACTGGAGTAACTGTATCAGGTAACGAAGTTTCTATTTCAACTGGGGCAATAACTTCATCGCTGATACTTGATGGAACAATTGTAGACGCAGACGTTAACGCATCAGCCGCAATTGCACAGTCTAAGATTTCAGGTTTAACATCTGACCTTGCTGCTAAGGCACCAATTGCTTCACCAACATTCACAGGAACTGTGTCTGGTGTAACAAAGTCAATGGTAGGCCTAGGATCTGTTGATAATACAGCAGATGCAGATAAGCCAGTTTCAACTGCTACACACACAGTACTTGGTTATAAGGCACCATTGCATGCACCAACATTTACTGGATCAGTAACAATTCCTGCAGGCGCAAGCATTTCAGGGTATGCACCACTAGCCTCACCAACATTTACTGGAGAAGTAACAATTCCTACAGGCGCAAGCATTTCAGGGTATGCACCACTTAGTTCCCCAGCATTTAGTGGAACAGTTTCAGGTATTTCAGCAACAATGGTTGGTCTTGGAAACGTAGAAAATACTTCCGACGCTAACAAGCCAGTTTCAACTGCTACACAAACTGCTTTAGACCTAAAACTTGCTTCATCAACAGCAGCAAATACATATGCACCACTTGCTTCCCCAATATTTACTGGCGTAGGAATAACTGTTCCAGCAGGCGGAGTACAATTCACAGATGGAACACAAACAAAAGAAGGCGTTCCATCACGTACAACAATTATACAAAAAACAGCAGGCTACACACTTGCAGCACTTAATGAAAGAGATTCATTAATTGAAGTTTCTTCTGCTACTGGAGTAACAGTTACAATTCCAACAAATGCAACAACAGCCTTTCCAATAGGATCATCAATTGATATCCTTCAAACTGGTGCGGGACAAGTAACAATTGCTGGAGCAGTAGGAGTAACAGTTAATGCAACTCCAGGATTAAAACTTCGTACACAGTGGTCATCAGCAACATTAATGAAGAGAGCAACAGACTCTTGGGTTGTTGTTGGAGATCTCACAGCATAAAAAATACAAAGAAAATTGGAGAAATAAAAAATGGCAAAAAAAGAACTAGGATCTAAATCTTTACAACAGAATGACTCATTAGAGCCAAAACCACCCATATCTGTTGTAGGCACAAACGTAGGAACTTCACGTGCGTTTAACAATGGTGCCATAAGTGTTAGTTTTTCATTACCAGGAGATTCTCCAGCAGCAACATCATTTACAGTAACATCTTCTCCAGGAGGGTTTACAGGAAGTTCTTCTGCCTCTCCAATTACCGTTGATGGTCTTGCATCAAATACTTCTTACACATTTACAGTAACAGGAACTAATGCTGCGGGAACATCAGCAGCATCTTCTGCATCAGCAGGAGTATTGGCAACAACAGTTCCTGCTGCTCCAAATGCTCCAACAGCAACTACAGCCGTTAACTTAGATACAGTATCTTGGACAGCACCTGCAACTGGCGGATCTGCAATTACTGGATATCGTGTAAAGTCTTCTGATGGTCCAGTTTATGTTGTAGGAAATGTTTTGTCAACAACTGTAGCAGAAACTGGAGATACATCACAGAGTTATCAGGTTCTTGCTATAAATGCTAATGGAGATGGACTATACGGTAATAGTTCTAACAACGTTACAACAACACCTCCTTTCTTCCCTCCATTTTTCCCACCGTTCTTCCCATTCTTCCCACCATTCTTCCCACCGTTCTTCCCATTCTTCCCACCGTTCTTCCCACCGTTCTTCCCACCACGTTTTTGTCCGTTCTTCCCATTCTTCCCACCGTTCTTCCCACCAGTATTCTGTCCGTTCTTCCCACCACGTTT